TTTCTATTTGAACCAAGTATTGAGACTTGAAGATAACTTGAGGCAGTATCTAAATTTGTTATTCTATACATTACATTTAAAAAATACTTACCTGTAACTGGTGCTGTAAATATGCTTGATGCAAAATTGTTGCCTACATCAAAAATTTCTACACCAAAAAGCCCAGTTTGGTTTGCACTAACTGGTATGTTATCTTGAGTTCCACTACCCACTCTAAAACATGGTTGTAGTGGCTTGGTTACTTCACCATCAGCATTTATTGTCATGTGTTCAGTTGCGTTGTTAATAAACCTCATAGTGTTGTCACTATGCACATAGTTTATTCTTCCTATATCACTGTCTCCACTATCTCCAAAAGCTACGCCTATTGTGTTTGAAGTGCCTCCTATAATACTAATTCCAGCGTTTCCATCACTCTCCACCACCAACTCATCATGTGATACTGATAAACTGCTGACACCACTGTCACCAGTTTTTATATGAAGACCTGTTCCTAAATCAGCATCACTTAATGATGTGCCATTAAAGAAAGTTGTTTTTCCAGGTGTAACAGAACCATCAGTCGGTGTCACCGTTCCACCATTATCTGAACCTAGTAGCACTGCAAAGAAACTTGTGTTGGCAGCAGGTGCTGTTGTGAATGTCAATACGCTACCTGATACTGTAAAGTCTGTGCCTGGCTTTTGTATCACACCACCAAGAGACAGGATGATCTGATTAACGTCACCTACAGTTACATTCTGTGAGTTGACCTGCATAGTGTGTGTAGTATCAGAACCATCAAAACCTGATGAGATATCATCAAGCTGTCTGTATGCTCCACCTAAATTTTGTCTTCCTATGTAACTCATTTTGCGTATTTATCCTTTACTGCTTTTATTGTAGCTTTCCAACCATCAACACCATTATGATATATGTCATCTAATTGATCTGCAATGCTTGGATATTCTGCTCTACGTTTAGATTTGTAAGAGTCATTCTCTAAGTCCCATGCATCTTGTAATGCTTTTAATCCTGCCGTGCAATCTGCTTCTGATGGTTTAGAGTGTGGGTTACTCTCACCTCTTAGTTTTGATTCTAGTTTTAAGTTTGCATAAATTTTATTATTAGGGTCGGCCCAATAAAACCATTGTCCCGTATGTAAGTTTGCTAAATAATCCTCTATGTGATCAGGTCTTCCATCCATTCTCATTTTATGTGTCTCCTAAATATTCAAACATGACAGACGTCTGGGACGATATAATTCCAGTGGCTGCATTTTCAGCGTGTATTCTAATTTTACAGTTTGAGGTATCCGTTACATCTACAATAGCCTCAAGAGTACCAAGAGACCAATATTGATTAGCTCCAGTGTGAGTATAACCACTGTGCTGTGCTGTATAATCAGAGTTGTTAGTTGTGAATCTTATGTCACCGCCTCTGTAAGCTGACGCTTGACTTGATCCCCCAACAAACACAAGGGTAACTTTAAAAAGCCCTGTAAACGGAAATGTAAAAGTGCCACTTGATACAGTCATTGCATCACCTACTAAATAAACTTGATTCCAACCTCCACTCATGTGTTCAGAGCCTGTGCCGCTTGTAAAAGATGCATTTACTTTCCATCTAGTGGACATAAGTTTTTCTTTATCAGCTATAAAAGGTCTTTGTACTTGTGTCTGACTCATGTTATATCCTTATAAAGTTTGGTTAGCTTTGAAGTCTAACCACGCAGCTTTTATATCATCTGTCCAAACAACATTACATATTGCTTGTACTTCTGCATCTTCACCAGAAATATCCTCGTCAGATTGCAGAACGTGTCTATGTCTGCTACGAGATATTTCTTTATCATCTTCTTTAATAATAGTGTCAGTAGCAACTTGAACAGCTTTATACTCTCCAACCACCTCTATCTTTTCTATTTTAGTTTCTTTTGTTATTGCCATTGTTTTCTCCTTTTAAATATTATACAAAATAAGTCATGCTAAAAGATAGAAATGGAGTTGTATTTCCATTTAAATCAGATGCAGCTATCTTAGTTGTTGCAGATGCATTTGCTGCTTTTTCAAAACTTATAGTTGAGCTACTTGAAAATAAATTAGCAGTTATACCATCACCATTAGTACAAGTTATTCTTCCAGGTCTTATTGCGGCTGAATATCCTGTGTCATGTGAGCCAGATGTAAAAGGTAAGCCAGTAAGCTGTAAATTTCCTGAACCGCTTGATGGACTTGCTACAGAAATACTTACAGCTATTGAAACCGCTCTCCCTACTTTAGTGTAAAAACAAGTTGCAGTATTACTACTGGTTGTAAATCCAGTACCAGTAGTTCCCAAAGTTGCTGTAAATGTGCCTTCTTCATAATCATCAAGTAAGTTAGATGCTGTTTCAGAAGTTACTCCGAGATAAATACCATCACCCGATTGTGGAAAGTGTAATCCGCTTGCTGTTAATTTTAAAAGATCGTTGCCTCCAGCTTTAAAATGTATTTCATCATCGGTGTCAGCACTGATTGTTGTATCACCATCCAAGTCAAGAATGAGTTTGTCTGATGCGCCACTGAGATTTAGTTCAGATGCACCACCGATTGGTAAAGGCCCAGCTGTGTGAATGGCATAGCCTTTTATGCCAGACAGTATTGCTGTGCCAACTATTGTGAGTGTTGTACCTGATACCGTAAAGTTTGTTGTTGGTTGTTGAATTACATTATCGATAACAACTATTAAGCTGTCTGCTGAAAACGGTGCTTTTGATAATGTAAAAGTTGTTGCACTGCCGTCACCTGTAAAGGTGTCAGTTACATAACCTTGAAACGTGTCTGCTGGTAATCCTTGTCCTATATAACTCATAATCCTGCTACCCTAAATCCATGAAATCTTGTTCTGTTGTCTGTGTCTGCATTACTTTGATTAACATTTAATGTACCACTACTTGCAATGTCTGATTTAATTTTTACTTCCATTGAGTCTCCTGCTGCTAATTTTTCCATGTGTGATATTCTAGCCATATAAGCAGACTGACTTTCACTTCCTGTTATATCAAATAGTTCACTGGCTGCTATATTTGCAGCTGACCCACCGCTAGGTGTTTTAAATAAATCTAATTCTATAGTTCCAATATCATTTGATGACTGACAAAATAACTCTACTTGAAACAAATATATACCTGGCTTATCAGAGGGACATGTAAATACATTGCTTGCAAACGCAGCGTCTGTGTCAAAGTCTTCTGTATCAAAAGTAATTTGTGTAAACGTATTGTCAGGAACGGTTTGATCAGCAGATTTAGTAACTGCAAAAGCTGGTGTATTTATTGTTGCTACCATATTATCTCCCTATATTATGTGCTGATTGAATCAACTACTGACAAAATAACATCAACTGCACTGGCTGTATTTGACAGGGCCTCAACTGAGTCTCCTGATTGCAATACAACTTTTGAACCACCATCAATCAATTCTAAAGAACCACCTGCTGGTATAGGGGCATCTTTAATTAAATAGTAGCTTGTTGATGAATTTTTTACAGTGGCATCGACAGTTACAGCTGATCCTGATTTATTGGCAAAACGCATACCAATAATTGCATCATCACTGTTTGCGGCTGCTCGTACTTCTGTAGCAGACGTTCCGATGTTTTGTTTTAAAACTCTTTCAAAATCCTGAGCCATTTTTTCTCTCCTTTTTTATAAAGCTATTGCCATAGCAACTGCAAAGCCTGCTGTAGCTCCGCTGCTTGCTGCGTATGATTTTATTCTTGATGCAAGGACTTTTCTGTTTGTGCCTCCTGCGCCATCGTCAATTATAAATACGTCTGCATCTACAATGTCAGCACCTAACTCTGTTGCTCCATCTATATCGAGAGCTGCTATACTAACTTTGTCTGCAGTAGATATTGTTGCTAACTTACTGTCAGCTATTGCAGCACCAGACGCTACACTTGCATTGACAACTGCATTGGCAGCTAATTGATCAGCACCAACAGCATCATCTGCTATTTTGGCTTGTGTGACTGCATCGTCAACAATTGATGCAGTGACAACAGCACTTGCTGCTAGTTGGTCAGCTCCGACTGCATCGTCAGCTATTTTTGCTTGAGTGACGTTATCATCTACAATAGATGCAGTGACAACAGCGTTGGCAGCTAACTCATCAGCTCCAACAGCATCGTCAGCTAACATAGAATTTTCGACAGCTTGGGCTGCAATAGTCAACGCACCGTTAGATGCTACAGTTGCATCACCGCTAACTTTACTAAATACATAAGTTGGTATCCTAGACGCCAACATAGATTTTTCTGTACCGCCAGCTCCATCATCTACAATCAATAGGTCAGCATCAGCAAGAGCTGCACCCATCTCAGTTGCACCATCAATTTCTAATGCACCAATATCAACTTTACCTGCTGTGCTTATGGTTGCTAGTTTACTGTCTGCTATAGCTGCACTGGATGCAATACTTGCATTTACCACTGCGTCAGATGCTAACTGGTCAGCTCCTACAGCGTCATCAGCAATCTTAGCTTGAGTAACTGCATCAGCAGCTATCTTAGCTGTAGTGACTTGTGAATCTGCAATATGAGCTGTGTCGATTGAGCCGTCAGTATAATGTTCACTGTTTATGGCATCATCGGCAATCTTTGCGCCAGTGATTGCGTCAGCTGCTATCTTAGCTGTCGTAACTTGTGAGTCAGCTATGTGGGCCGTATCTATTGACCCATCTGTATAATGTTCACTGTTGATTGCATCATCTGCAATCTTTGCTCCTGTAATTGCATCAGCTGCAATCATGGCTGTTTCAACAGCACCGCTTGCAATTGTTAATGCACCATTTGCAGCAAGAGTTGCATCACCACTAATAGCAACGTTGTCAAAGCTATCTGAGCCGTCATAAACAAGAACATGACCAGAAGACAGACTTGATATGTTTGTATCACCTAACTCAGCTAGTGTATCAAAAGCAGCTACTTCTACTAATACGGCCCAGTTTGAGGTATCGTTTTGTGTTAGATAAGAGCCTGTACTTGTGTGAGCTGTTGTACAAATATAAACGTTTTTGTATGTTGCAGAGTCTGATGTTGAGTTTTGTATTACAATATCACGCAAAACAAAAGCTGTTGATGTAGCCCAGTTGCCTCTAAAATTACCTATTTCGTTTGTGACACTTAGCTCACCCGAGCTGTCAAAAGACAACACTTTTGATGCACGGCTTGTAGCATCATTTGTAAATGACGTTGAGGTCATTGTGTTTGTTCTTGATATTTTTAAAGAACGGTCAACTTCCTCTTGCACCTCTTGTATTTGCATTTGCAGTTTATCAAGTGCAGACTCATGTGTTTCAGCTGGAAAAGGGTCATTTGCAACATAGTCTGTTTCTTGTGTAAGTGAGGTATCTCTTATCAACACAAGGGTTTCACCTGACGCTGGAGCTGATCCCATAGTGACTGTTCCGCCAGCTGCGCCTGCATCAGCTACCGTATAATGGGTTGTGATTGATTTAACTGTTTCAGTACCTGTCGAGCTACGTATAATTACAACTAACTCAGATGTTGAATTGATTGCAAAGTTATACGTAAAGGCCGTAGTACTGCCATTACCAGAGTAGCTGTTTTTTACTGTTGTTGTGCTTAGTGTCATAATTATCCTATAAAAAAACCGCCTTTTGGCGGTTGGTTAAAATACAGACATATTTGTGAAATTATATATTTTTTTTTAAGTTATTCGGTCAAATATGTCAAAATTTATTGTTTGTTTTTTTCAAACAATTCTACGGCTATTTTAGCCACCTCTATCATCATCCTATAAGTATCGTCTATTTGTTCCCTTTTTTCTTGCGGTGTAATCCCTTTATTATTGTAAACAAGATTTATGAATTTTCTCTGAGCTGACAGTGTATCAGCAAAGCCCTGCAAGACTAAAGAATCAAAACCTATTCTTTCGTTAATATCTTGTAATATTTTTTGCTTTTCTAACGGGTCATCAACTTTGTTTAGTGTTGCAAAAGCCTGTGCTACTGGCCCATAATAATCATAAAATTTTTCAACATAAGATGAACCAGCTGACGGATTACGTACAACG